CAACTTGGCGGCCTTCTTCGCGTCTTCGTAGAAGATCTCGTAGAAGTCGCCCATGCGGTAGAACATCAACTGGTCAGGGTGCTGGTTCTTCAGGCGCCAGTACTGCTGCATCATTGGCGTGTGTGAGGATAAATCGGAAATTGCTTTATTCATCAGTGGCTTAGCGATAATCGATAAAATGTATGGGGCAAAAATGGGGCAAATGGCAGTTTGAGTTTCTATGTCATTTGCTGGGCGTGGGGTCGAGGTTAGCATAGGGGCTGGTGAAGAACGCGGGTTCAGGCTATTTTGAAGAGCTAGATGTCATAGTGATATCGTCGATCTTGGTGGAGCGAACCATGAAGAAAGAATTCCCTGGCTACTTTTCAGGTGCTACAGCCGATATCGAAAAACTATGGAATGAGTGTGTGTTCGTTCTTGATGCTAACGTCCTTCTTAATTTATACCGATATTCTGATTTTACATGTTCGAAATTGCTGGAAGTATTTAGCTCTCTTTCCGATCGCCTATGGGTTCCGCATCAGGTTGTCTATGAATATCTGACTAACAGGCTTACTGTAATTTCCGATCAAGGAAAGCTCTATGAGGATGCAGTCAAAAAGGTGGACTCGCTAAGAAAAAATTTGGAGAGTCATAATCAGCATCCTTTTATTTCGCCGGGTACACTCGCAGACAGTTTGAATTTATTTGATCGGATAACTTCTGAATTAAGTCAGAATAAATTGGCATATGAAAAAAGAATCAATGCTGATGAGATTAAGGATCGTTTGGAGAAGCTGCTTGAAGATAAAGTTGGTTCTGCTTTCTCGCGTGAGCAGTTAGATAAGATAATTGTGGATGGGAAGGGGCGCTATGAGCAGAAAACACCACCTGGGTACTGTGATGTAAAAAAAGGTGGTGACTCAATCATATTTTCAGATATTTGCAGGCCTTATGGGGATTATATTGTTTGGCTTCAGATAATTGAACATGCAAAGTCCGTAAATAAGTCAGTGGTATTTATAACTGGCGATACAAAAGATGATTGGTGGGCTTCATTTCAAGGAAAGACACTCGGGCCTCATCCTCAATTGGTGCAGGAATTTTTGCTGCTGGTCGAAAAAGATTTTTACATGTACTTGCCTGACCGTTTTCTTGAGAAGGCGAGTACCTACCTAAAGCAGGATGGATCAGAGCAGGCAGTAAACGAAATAAGGGACGTCCGGAAAGAAGACTTGGAAAGTGCATTGCTTGATAAGGCATTTAATTTTGCATGGCCCGAGGCTGTTTCAAGCAAAGCGTGGAATGGCAGGGATGTAAAGAATGCCTGGCTCGGCAAAAGCGTGGGGCTTGGATGGTCTGAAGGTGAGCTAGCGCGACAATCCGAATTTCACTATATGGCACAGCAGCGAGTTGAAGCTCGTGAGAGACTTGAGCAAGCTCGGATGCGGTTGGATCAACTCCACGCGGAACGAGAAAGTCTAATTGAAGCTAGACGTAATTTGCTGGTTGCCGGGAATGTGCCGGGTGATGAGGTACTTAACGAATGTGAAAGTCGGCTGTCGGTTGTCGGTCATATGCTTGATGTTCATAAGAATGAGTTTGCAGTTTTGCGAGCTCACTTGCGTGCTGTTGTTGCACGTTATCGTGAGCTTGAGGGTGGTTTGGATGAATAATTATTTTCGGTTAAGCGTTATTGGTTTTTAGTTCTGACCAGATTTTATTTAGTTCGGCTGATGATTCGTCGTCCATCCATTTTGCGTAAACTTGTACAAGCATTGTGAAATCGAGATGTCCCATCTGTTTTGCGATAAAGGCGAGATTGCCGCGGGCGGTGAGACACCAGCAAGCGTAAGTGTGGCGCGACTGATAAGGACGGCGAGGACGAATTCCAGATCGCTTTTGAATAGCTGCCCACTTTGTGTTCCACGAGGTGGGAACAAACCAATGGTTGATGATTTTCTTCCTGGCCTGCGTTGTTGGGGACAGTAGTGGGGTGACATTTTCAGTGCGGCTTTCGTGACGGTTCATGTACACCTTGATCTCCCGCGGCGCATGGTCGACCACTAGATCCATCAGAATTCTGCAGGCTTCAGCAGCCGGCGGCATCAGAAGTACAGCGCGCGGCTTTCCAGTCTTGGGGACTTTGAAGGTGCCATCCGCGGTGATCGCTCGGATGATATTGATTTGGCCAGAAACCAGGTCAATATCTTCAACAGCCAGCGCGCACAACTCGCCCGGACGAAGACCTGTATAGACCGCAAGGGTGATCGCCGCTGAGTCCTGCGGATGGAGACATCCTTTGGTTAGCAGTTGTTCGAATTCCCCTTTGGTCAACGGATCCGGTTCGCGCCCGATCATCGCAAATCGAATGCAGGCGGAAGACAGGCCTTTTCGGCAGTAGCTGTTGTTCTCGCACCAAGCCAGAAAACCGGCGAACGTTGCCAGGTAGTGGTTCGCGGTCGATGGTGCTCGCGTGGCGATTAATTGCGTCCTGAGCAGTTGGATATCCTCGGGCAAAAGGATGCCGGCTAATCGATCGGGCCCTAATAGTTCGGTGCAAATATCCAGTGCGTAGCTGTATTTCTCTTCGGTCATCGGGGTAATGTCGACGGCCTTGAGTGGTTTGTAACGGGCCATTAGCACGGCCAGGCGTTCGTCCTTTACGTTGCTGTAGTTGGTGGCGTTCTTCGAGTTGGGGAAGTGACGGTTGTAATCGAAGTGCCCTGTTTTGATCTCATGGATAATGGCCGCCCTGAGCAGGGCGGCATGTTTGATATTGGCTTTTGTTACCGGAAGGCCAAGGGATTCGCGGCAGCGGATCCGCCGCCACATGAACACGACGCGAATGTTTCCGCCGTGCAGCTCGATCCCTTTGTGTTTGGCCAGCTCGGCTTCTAGGCCGCTTGCTGCGGTGCGCTCTCGGCCCACTTGTCATACTCCGTCATGTTGATTGCGATGCGACCGTCTGGCGTTTTTCGCCAGATGCGGCCCTGTGCCCATGTGCCGTTCTTCACTTTGTGACGTATGGCGTCTTCGCTGTAGCCGGTGAGTTCGGATGCGCGGTTGATCATTACCCAGCGTGGAAGGCTCATTTCAGTTGCTCCCGTGCACGGTGCGCGATGCCTTCGGCCTGGCGCAGCTTGCTGCATTGCTCGTGGTTGCCGTGTGCCCTCGACTTGTCGCATTTGTCGCAGATGGTTTGCAGGTCGAGGGGCGGCATTTGCCCGTGGCGAATTCGGACCGTTCGGCGAAGGGCTGTCATGCGGCCTCCTGAAGTACTTCTGCTTGTCGCCATGGATCATTTGCCCGGGCAAGCGCTGCCATTGGTGGGGGGCTGACGCTGTTGCCGCACATGTGGACTTGCTGAGTCTTCGTAAATGGTTTGCCGTCGGCGCCGTGGCTGATGATGTAGTCGGCGGGAAAGCCCTGCGCTTTGTACAGCTCGGCCGGTTGCAGCATTCGCAGGCAGATATCGACGATCACGTACGGCGTGCCCTTGATCGTCACGGTGACCAGTGCCAGGCGGTCCCTGGTGGTGATCGTCGGTGCTGGCTCGCCGGCGCCGCTCACGTTTTCTGTGCCGTAGTAGCTGATCAGGAATGCCGCTACCCGAAGCGCGCCTGCTTCAACCTCTGGCGAAAGCTGGAATTCAACCAGTGAGCTTTTGCCACCGCCGCCCGCCGTAATGGTAGGTGCTGGCTTATTCACGGCCTGGCCGACGCTGGCTCCGAACTGGCGTTCCATGAAAGCGGTGACCAATCCGTGGTGGGTGCCGCCGGCGCTGATGGTATGCAGAGGATAGGTGGTGTCCCGCGCATCACAGTTGCCACGCAGGTGCACCAGGTTCGCGGTCACCAGCTGCTGCTGGCTGCCGGTATTGGTCACCGTTGTCATCGGGTCTTCGATGCTCTTGGCGTCAGTGGTGTTGAAGCCGCCATTCATCTGGGCCATGAACACCGTCGATATACCCATCGCGTGGGCGGCACCTGCCGGTCGCTGGTAGTTGCCGCCGCTGGTGATGGTGGGTAGCGGCTCGTTGAGCGCTTTGCCTTCATCAGCAAACCGGAACTTCACCAGGTGCGCAGCGGCAACAGCGTACTTTCCACCAGACGCCATGATGGTGCCGAGCGGTTCATGCTGATCGGCAGTGCGCGGTGCGGATCCGGGCTTGTCGCCATTGCCCAACTGTACAAGCGTGGCGGCAGATAGCGTCAACTCTCCGCGGTTGGCACAGGTTACTGTTGGCATTGGCTCACCCGGGTCGTTGATGCGATCGCTGCCTTGGTGCGTGGCAGGAGCGATAATCGGGCTGGCCATGGCGAACGAACCACCGCGCGGCCAAGAGGTGACAGTGCGCAGCGGGTCGTGTGCTGACTGAACGCTCTCGCCCGACCAGTTTGCGATCGGCACGATGAACGGGTCGGCCGCATCGATGACGAACTTCTTCATGCCCTTGGCGATCCGGCGCAGGGTGGCTGGTGCCAGTGGCTTCGCTCGGTCGAAGATGCTTTTGCTCGGGATGGTCCAATCGATGCACTCGGCGGCGGTTCGCCACTTCTGCTGGCCCTTCACTGGGTGCTTGGCGTGTGTCGGTTCTGGCCATACGACCGGCTCGCCGTCGCAGCGGGCGATCATGAACAGTCGTTCGCGGCTCGTCGGTGCACCGAAGTCGCAGGCTTTGAGCACGCGCCATTCGACGACGTATCCCAGGTGCTGAAGCTCGGCGACAAAGGTTGCCCAAGTCTGACCGCGCCGCTTGGGGTCAGGCACGAGGAACTGTTGGTGGACAGGTACGACTTCACCTGGCTCTGCAATGGCGCCATCCAGCTTCATTACTCGGCCAGTCGACTTGCAACGCTTGGCGATCAGCGGCCCCCACTGAAGAATCTGTTTCACGTTCTCCAGGCTAATGACGCGAGGCTTCTTCTTTCCGGCCCACTTCAGGCCGATCCACGACAGGTTCCGAATCTCACGCTTACGCGGCTGACCGCCGGCGGCCTGGCTATGGTGCGTGCAGTCCGGCGACATGTGGAACCAACCAACTGCCTTGCCGCCGCACTCGGTGTCCGGATCACCATCGAACACGTCGGTGGTGTAGTGCACGGCGCCCGGGTGGTTGATGGTGTGCATGCTGATTGCCTGAGGGCTGTGGTTCTTCGCGACATTCACCGCACGGCCAAGGCCCATCTCCAGCCCGGTACCGGCGCCGCCACCACCGCAGAAGAAGTCGACAACAATTTCTTCATCCTGAGCGTTGAAGCCCAACCCGTATTGGGTTTTAAAGTCGAAGGGATGCTTTTTGAATGCGGTCATGCACTCATCCTCCGGCGGTGATCACCTTGCATCAGGTCCATCAGACGACTGAAGAACTGCATGCTTGCTTCTGGGGCTGGTAGCGGGGTGATTCGCTCGGGCATTGGTGGAATGCCGCGCAGGCATTCCCATTCGCCAGAATGGTGGGGCATTAGGTCGCGGCGCTCTGTGGCCAGAGCCACCATGTCGGCGCGCACCACACACTCGGGCAGGATCGGGTCGAGATTGAATCGAGCGCAGATAGCCTGCCATATGGTTTCTTCGGCCTCGCGATATTGCGGCAGCAAGGCTTTCAGCGGGCGGGTCATGTCGCCGATGTACGCTTCGGTTGCGTCGTGTAGCAGCGCCACCAGCTGGTGCTGCGCAGGGACCAGGCTCGATACCAGAAGGCTGTGCTGTGCCACGCTGTAATGCGTCCGGGTGTGGCCGTTGAATCGGCACAGATGGGCCAGTGCGTGGGCGATATCGTTAGGGCTTATCATCGCGGCGGTGGGTTTCACCAGGTCGAACTGACGGCCGCTGTGCGTGATGATCCAGTTCATGCAGCACCTCCTGTTACGGATTGGTGCGGCGCTGCGTAATCTTTCTTAAGGTCGCTAGCCTGCTCGAAGGCGGTTAGCGCTCGGTCCACTAACTTTATGATCTGGCTCTGTTGAGCGCTCGCTTTTATCCGAACCGGCTCAGTGCCTGGGAATACTCTCCACGTATCCTGTGCCAGTTGCAGGCTACTTGCTGCGCCGAGGAGTAACTGGGCGTCTTCGGGCTTGAGTAAGGTGCCGAACGTCAGTGTCTGCTCGTACAGCTCAAGGTAACGGCGCTTGGCTTCGCGAAGGGATGCGTCGTGGCGGGTCTGTTCTGTCTCGCGAAGACGATTCAGGTGGACGACGTCGCGATCGAGAGCGGCCAGTCGCTGGTTGTGTAGGTCATTGCGTTCAACCAGTCCAACAGAAACACCGCGGTTGTAGGCGCGTTTCATTGCTTGAAAGAAATAGAAGGTTGTCGCTACCCAGCCAGCCAGGAGGCCGAAGAGAATGATGTAGGTTTCAGTTTGCATGTGCTGTGATCCTCGGTAGAGCCCGCAGCCGGGATTCTTGGTGAGAGGCCGGCGGCGGGGTGTTGCCACGGGTTAAAGGCTTATGCGCTGAACGTACCCAAGATCAGATTGGCCGCGCCGCCTACTTCTTTGGCGAGGGTTGTCTTGAACTCTTGGGCGATTTCCTCAACCTGTTGCTCTTCACCCGCCCAGCGCAGCTTCAGGGCTGGCTTGTCGTTGCCGGTAAAGATGCTGAGCTTCAGCGTGAATACGCGGATGGCCAGACCGTCATACGGGATCAGTGAGAATTGCAGAGCTTCCACGCGGGAATCAGCATTCGCTGCCTCGATGCTGTCCATCGCGCTACGGGCGGCGCCGAAGTTGTGTTCGCTGGTCGTTGCCGTGCTCTTCGCCTCGATGGTGATGTTGCGAACGCTGGCAACTGCGGCGCTGATTGGCATCGTTCCGCCGCCTTCTTTCACTGCGACGAGGTTGGTGTTCCAGTCTTCGATCCATTCGGCCAGATCCCGCTGAGTGAGTAGCCGGCCGACGATCTTCTGAAGTGCCAGATAAGCAGCGGTCGGTTTGAGTGTCAGCCTGGCGGTGTCATCTGCATGGCCGGGGGCTTCGTCAGTACCGAGATTGAAAAACACCTGGCAGCTCATGTTGTCCTGATCAATGAAGCCTTTCGCGGCTGGGCCGTTGCGGGAGATCGTGTATTCGGCGAAGTCGCGCAGGCTGGTGGTATTCAGGGCGCCACGAAAACGAGAGCGGAGCGCCTGATACTGTTCCAGGTTGTGGATTTTCACGCCGACGGGCAGGGCGGTAACGGGCAAAAGCGTGGTCGGCAATTTGGCCGCTGCGGAGGCTTGGTCAATGATCAGTTCAAGCGTGTCTTTATTAAGCGACATTGGTGTTTCCCTTTTGGTGAGAGGATTTGGTGCTGCGTGTTGGTGCTGGATTTATCGAGCTTTCACCGGCGCGTCTTCGGGCTTGAAGAGCTGCGCCGTCGGGTCGTTCTGAAAGAGCGTCAGACCTTGCGGGGTCAGGTACAGCGGCGTGTCGAGGGTTGAGTCCTCGCGCAACTTTCCGCGCTTGGTAGGTTGCGCGAAGTCGAGGGTGTGGCTGATCGCAACCTGGTTGCTTTGGCCGATCTGCTTCATCTTCAGTTTGATGGTCACTTCGCCGGCCTTGCCAAAGTCGATAACGCCGGCAGCAACGTTGGATAGGGCTTGGCCGATCTGCTGTGAGAAGACGCCGGCATTGAGTGAGCTGAAGAAGTCATTCGTGTCTGTGGCTTTCATGTGCTGTGCCTCGTTGAGTGCATGTTGATTGCCCCTGGACGGCAGGGGCTACCGTTCAATCAGGCCGCTGCCTTCGTCGCTTGAGCATCGAGGTAGTCAGCCAGGTTGTGCAGGTACACCACCGGTTTTGCTCGCACCGAGCAGTGCAGGCGCGTCACGACCAAAGCAATGCGGCCGGCTTTGATCTCGCTCAGTAGGTGTCGGTCGGTTCGGATATGCGCAAAGTAATGCTCACGCACGGCGGTTAGGGACGGGCAGGGCGTGGCGAACTGTTTACGGAGCTGGTCGAGGGTGTTGCTCATGCGGCAACCTCCCCAAACCCCTCCGATGGGGGCACCAGTTTGAGCCGGATCATTTCGGCGAGGCCTTCTTTGCTTTTGCCCTTTGCGGCGGCGCAGATTTGTCCTTTTTCGTCAGCGATAACGGCGCCGAATGGATACTCGGGTGAGTTGGTTGGCGTAACGTAGGCGACTTGACCTTCTTGGATCACGCTGTTGACGCAGCGAAAGACTTCGGCCAGTTCCAATGTGCGGCAAGGAATGTTGCCCAGCAGGTCAATCGCCTCGCTCGCAGCCCCGATAAGGGTGGCGCGGCTGACCACGCCCGGGCTGTCCAGATAGATTGGGATCAGTCGCAGGGCGCCGAGCGCTTGGGTGTAAGCATTGAAGTAATTAGTTTTCATGCTGCGGCGTCCTTGTTCGTGATGGTGATTCCCAGCTTCTTAGCCAGCCAATCAATCCCTTCCTCTTTCACCATCACCACGGCGTAGTGCCGATACTTGTTGATGGAGGGGATCAAGGTGCTCCGTGGGTCCGAGTACAGGTAGCCACGGTCACGGTGCTGACTGGCAAGGTCACCGCTGGTGTTCAAAATGCCGAGCTCCCGCAACCTGGCGCGGAAGGCGCGGGGCTTGAGGCCGAGCACTGCGGCGGTTTCGTCCAGGGTGCGGTTCATGGCGCTGTCCTCAGGCTGCGTTGCTGTCGACGCGGGTGGTCAGGGCGGTGAAGAACTCGTCGAGCTGGCCAAAAAGGTCGTCGAGAGCGCCATCGTTGTGCAGCACCATGTCGTTGTCCTGAATGCCGATGCCCGATTCGCTGACGTGTGGGTTCACCTCCTTTGCGTCAGGGCGAAGGACGTGGACCACTATCCCGCCGCGCTTGCGGACAAAGTCGGCCTCGTTCTCGAATCGCAGATCGCTGATCACGAAGCCGGTTGCGGTGTCGTGGATCTGCCCGAGGAATTCGAGGTTCTGTTCGGCCAATAGCAGCCAGAGCTCTGGATGCACCATGTTGCGGCCCCACTCAGTCCCCAATGACTGCATCAACTCGCGAGCAGAGCGACCAAGCCAGCCGATGGGCTGCTCTTTTCGGGCTCCGTCGAAGTCGCACGGACTCAGGTTGAAAATGTTCATCAGCCCTTCGCGTAATGGATCCGCGAATGCGTATGCGTGAAAGCCGTGAGCGTTCACCAGGTGGGTCGCCGCAGTGGTTTTGCCTGTGCGAGCGCGTCCGGCAAGGCCGATCAGAAGTTGGCTCATGCTGCATCACCTCCCCAAGGGGAAGTTTCGGTGGTG